ACGGCATTATTCGCAGGCTTAGCGATAGGGATATCCGAGTTCAATTCACTGGCATTTTCGGACTTCCCACAGATAAAACGCCTAAGAATTTAGGTTTCAAGACCTTTCGTGGCATTGAGGGTGTTGATTTTGACGAAGACGGCAAAGTGCCGATGCTTGGTCGGGATATCACCCTAGACTTTGTTGAGATGCGTAACGGAAAACCTGTTTGGGAGATTCTGTTTCAGGGTCGAACCATGTGGGGCACAAACCCTGAGAATGGTCAGCAAACCCGGCTGTTGTTTACGCCAGATACGGAGCCTGGACAGCTAGACGCTGAACGTAGGATTAGAGTCGGCAAGTTTAAGAGAAAGTACTTTGGCCCGATTTCCCAGACCTTTGACGGTCTTATTGAAAACATGGCGTCTAGTGCTGGCCTAAACCTTCCGCAGCTTCAGATCGACACAAATCAGATCACACCTGAGTTTCAGGAATAATGGGACAGGTTTTTGACACAGACGATTTTGTTGTCTCCCGAGAGAGGTTTTGGGAGAAGTTCGATCTCGACTGGAAGCCAACCTTACGAGAGACGGTTGGGGCTGCAATGCGTCTCGAGAATACGTTTGGCTCTATTCAAAGCAATCGGACTGACTATAGCTTTGGGCAGTACGTAGAGGGCTACGATCCTTTTGATGATCCGATTGTCCCTGTTGGTGCACTTGGTGACGTTACCTACAGCCGATCTCCTTCAGAGACAGCTGCGATTGTCAGGAACTTTAAGAATCGTGAGCGAGACCAGCTGATTCTTTCTCAGTCAAGCACGGGTACTCGTTTGTTTGGTGAGGCCATTGCCGGCGTGACGGACCCTGTGAATTTGCTTTTTGGCGGTCCATTGGTTGCTGAGCTTGGCGCAATGAAGACCTTTATCCGTGGCGTTCAGTCAGGAGCCAAGGTTGGGCTTCAAAGCAGCGTTTCGACAGAAGCAATCCTTCAGGCAACTCAGGGAAATAGAACCCTAAATCAGTCGATTGCAAACATCTTTGCTGGGACTGCCATTAGCGCAGCGACGTTTGGCGTGATGTCGTTTGGTAAGTATCGGACAAGCATTTCGGCTAGAGAGTTTGACGATATCTCGACGGCAGTGCACAGCGAGATGTCAGGGACGCCTAAGCTCTTTAGTGGGAATGAGAACATCATTCCGCAGATTGAGTTCCAGCCGCCTGGCTCTAGGCGTTTTTCACCTGGTGTTGGTGGTGCAAGCCGCACCCGTGGTGCTGCGCCTGTCAGGGCTGAGACTGGTGATGTCCCGACTTGGAGCTATCTTGACTCAGCTCAGCAATTTATGTTCCCGGGGCCGAGAACCCGCAATTCTCCTTTACGGTCTGCTGCGCGTGTTTCTGAGCAGCTAGTAGAAAACAACACCCTGAAGAAAGCCAATCTTGAGGGCCGGAAGTCTCCGCAAGCCGTTGAGTCTTTGGCAAAGCGTCACCAAGGCGCAATGGTTACAATTTTAGGAGAAATCAACGATTACTATCTAAAGTACCGAACCAGGGCTAAGAATGACACCAAGATCCTGTTTTCTTCTGCTATTCGAGACAGATTTGCGGATCTTACGAACAAGCGCCGGGACCATCTTTCGGTGGCTGAGTTTCGTCGTGAAGTTACGGCCTCGCTTAGGTCTGGCAAAGCCCACGTTCTGCCTGAAGTAAATGAGGCTACGTCCCTGGTGCGTCAGATGTTTGATGACTACGCCGACGATGCTATTGGGCTTGGCCTGCTGACCAGAGAACAGTTAGGCGTAAACTACGTTCCTCGGATGTGGAATACGGCTGAGGTCTTTAGGCGTCGATCGCAAGTGATTCAAGACATCATCGATGATCAGAATAGCCGTGGTCTAAAGCCTGACAAGGAGGAAATTACCGCCCAGGTTGATGCAATTATCAATTCTGGCCGTGCGGTTGAGGGTCTGGATGAATCTGGCCCCAGAGGAATCTTCCAAAATAGAAAGCTGGATATCGATGAGTCCAAGTTTGAGGACTTTTTGATTAGTGACATTGATGACATTCTTCGCAGTTACGTCCGTGTTGCTGCGGTTGACCTTGAGCTGGCGCGTAAATTTGGCCGTGTTGACATGGCCGATCAGATCCAGGCGATCAATGCTGAGCGAGACTCCCTCATAAAGAAGGCTCAGAGCCCAGAAGAGCGCGTTAAAATCGCTGATAGGGCTGCCAAGGACGTTGAGGCCATCGAGGCCATGCGAGACATTTTAAGGGGCATCTACGGGCTTCCTGAGAACCCTTATGGCATTGCCAGTCGGACAGCTCGCCTTGCAATGGATATCAACAATCTTTTGATGCTTGGTGGGGCTACATTTGCTTCTTTGACCGATATGGGCCGAGTAATCATGGCTGGCGGTCTTAAAGACACTTTTAAGGCAATGAACCTGGCAACGACCAATTTCCAGGTAGCTAAAGCGGCTGCTAACGAAGTTAAGCTGGCTGGCACAGCCTTAGATATGGTCCTTCAGACCACAGGAATGCGTCTGACAGGAATGCAGGATCTCCCGCCTCGGTTTACCAGGGCTGAGTCAGCGATGGGCTACCTGACCAATGGTTTTTTTGTGGCGAACCTTTTGTCTCCTTGGAACGCCTTTATTAAGCAAGCTAGTGGCGTTGTGATCTCCCACAAGATGCTCGGTGACATGCTTAGCTGGTCAAATGGCAAGCTTGGCAAAAAAGGGCAATCGAGGCTCCTTTCAGCCGGCATTGACAGTGGAGATGCTCGGAAAATCGCTCAGCTATTCAAAGAATACGGCGAGACTGTCCAAGATGTGCGAATGCCAAACACACAGCTTTGGGAAGATCTACCTGGCTGGCAGCCTGGTACTGCTAAACGAATGCAAACAATCTACCGGGCAGCCTTAGCTCGAGATGTTGATGCGACAGTTGTTACGCCAGGTGCAGGCGATCAGCCCTTATGGACCCATAGCACACTCGGGCGACTTGTCGCCCAGTACAAATCATTCGGTTTTGCTGCTGCGAATAAAGTTTTAGTGCCTGGCATCCAGTACAAAGACGCCGCTCAGTTGCATGGCGCAATGATGATGGTCTTTTTTGGTGGAATGGTATCAAAACTTCGCGATCGTCAGCACAATCAAGAAAGCAAGTTCGAACTCGACAAGTTTATCGTTGATGGAATCGATCAGTCAGGTTTGCTTGGTTGGTACTTTCAGGCAAACAACATGATCGAGGCAATCACGGACAACCGAATTGGCGTTCGTCGGATTATCGGTCAGGGCGAAGATGCGAACTATTCGTCCCGGTATAAGCTAGGCCAGATCTCTCCGACCTTTTCGACGTTAGGCAAGGCCGGCAATGTCGTTGCAGATGTGATAACAGGCAACATTGACTATCAAACCCGCAGAGATGCTATGGGTTTGATTCCAGGACGAACCATCTTCTATCTTCATTTTGGAGATATGCTGAGAACAAGACAAAACTTTGATAGGCTGAATGAGGCCTCGGATCCTCTAAATAGAGCGCGATAGGACCAAAGGATGACTGTAACAACTACAATTTCCCGCATGGAATACACCGGCAACGGTGTCACCACGACCTTTGCCTATAGCTTTAAAATCAACACGGACTCCGAGCTTAAAGTCTGGCTGGTTACGACAGCAACGGGCGCTAAGACACTTCAGACCCTGACAACTCATTACACAGTAACGAATGCTGGCGATGTTAGTGGCGGTAATGTCGAGATGATTACGGCACCCGCATCAACGGAAGAACTGGTTATTGAGCGATCGACTTCGACAACCCAGGCCGTCGATTACGTTGCAAACGATGCCTTTGCAGCTGAAACCCATGAAGGGGCTCTCGATAAGCTGACTTTGATTGCCCAGGATCTTCGTCGTGACGTTGATCGATCGATGCAGCTGGACAAAGAAACAGCTGATGCTGTTTCAACGATTATGCCGGTTCCCGAGGCAAATGCCTTTGTTGGTTGGAATGCTAGTGCCGATGCGCTTGTAAATTTCACCACTACGCTTACAGGGACAGCCGTTACGCCTTTTATCGCAACATTGGTTGATGACACTAGCGCTGCTGCTGCTCGAGCGACCCTAGAGGCTCTTGCAGAAGATCTAGACCAGGATCGTCATGCTACTTCGTCTGGCACAAACACGATTACTCTAACGCTTGACCCGGCTCGTACAGCTTACACAGCTGGCGATATCGTGACGTTTAAAGCAGGCGGGACAAACACGGGTGCCGTTACTCTCAACGTGAATAGCCTTGGAGCAAAGACTGTTCAGTTCCGTGGAGCTGCGCTGGCTGCTGGGGACATTACTGCAAACAATTTTGTCGTTTGTGGGTATGACGGAACTCAGTTCCAAATGCTTTCACCTGTTGTTAAGCCCACAAGGGCAAGCCTTGGTTTAGACACAACAGACGACCCTACATTTAGTGATGTGACGGCGGACAGCCTTACGCTTGCTGCCGTCAATGCGATTACTTCGACCAACGCAAACTTTACAAAGCTGGCAAAGCAACGCTGGCTGGAAGACTTCTTCGAGGCTCGCTACTTTGACTTGCAAGCACATAACCCTAAGGTCATTAACGGCACTCTTTCTTGGTGGCCTAAGCATGGCAACCTCGATTGGATCGCCAGCCAGAACGCTGGCGACATTGACTTGCTTGCGGTTGATTGGCGCGACGGTACAACGCTTAAGACCTACACTAGTTCGGATTTCTCGCAGCTAGGCGGCAAGACTTTGACCAGCATTGCGGCCGGGCATGCTGTCGTCGTGGTAGGCACTACGGCGGGGTATGTGTTTCTTGACTTCCGCAATGGTGCTCCAACGCAACGGCTGCGCGATACCGGAAGCGGTCTTGTCGATAATGATATCCACGCACTTGCGGTGGGCGTAGGCGGTCCTGACAACCCTGTTGTCGGCAACGGCCTTGTTCCAGTTATCGGCGGCCAATACGGCGCCGGCACTGATGTAGCCTTTATTGAGAACCATCGCGGCGTACACAACCAAAACAACGGCGGCAACGGCGGCGCAATGTATGCCGTTGGTTTTACTGGTGGGTACTTTAATTATGTAACCAGCCCAACAACAAATCAGGTTGTTCAAACGTCAGATTTTGCTTCCGATATTTCCGCTGATGATTGGGGGAATGCGGGCCTTGCCGTCAACAACAGCTGGCCTCGCTTCTTTGGTGGCGAAACTTTCGCTGCAAGCAATGGTCGGGACACACTTCTTTTCGGTTCTGCTGAGGGCATTAGCTTGGTGCATAACCCGGCGCGTGACATTCCGAATAGCAGCGTTGGCTTCGACATGGACAGCAGCCGGTGCATTGCCCGCGCTGGTAACCATAAGAGCAGCTGGTTTGTCGATAGCATTACGGCGGATCGCGGCCCTGACGGCACGACGCTGACACACACTGGTGGCGGACTAACAATCGCTTCGGCGAACGGCACCAGCACAAAGCAGATGGTGTCAGGCTTTGACGCCTCGAACTATGCGGAAGTCTCCAGCAACGTCTTCAACAACGCCTCGGACCCGTTCGGCTTTGCGGTTGATTTCCGGTCGGATGGAACCCTCAACGCATCGAACAACTACATTCTCAACTGGCACGATACAAGCGCCAACACCTCACGTGTCTACGCTCTTTGTGGGACGGGTGGAATGGCAGTCGGTGTCTATGATAGTGGCGGGTCAACAACGGGCATCGAACTAACCTTCGGTCCTACTGTCGCGGAATTAAACGACGAGCCAGATCGCGTTCATACGCTGGCAGTCCTAGTTCGTCCGGGCAAAGGGGTTTTCTGCTGGCTTGACGGTGAGTTCATGGGCTTTGATGGGAATAGTCTTTTCGTCAATTCGATGGCTCCAAGCGGTACAAACACTTTCCGTGTTGGTGCTGCGGTTGTGAATGCGAGCTACGGTTCACCCAGCGAGCAACCCTTCGGCGGCTCCATCGGTGAGATTACGCACTTTGAGGATGCTATTGTCTCCAACCCCGACGCTCACGCTTGGTGGGCCGCACACCGCATCCGTTCATACGACGAAGATGTTGTCTGCGTTCTCCCGGCAAACGAAACGCCTGACGCTGGCGACCTAGACAAGACGGCAGCCGGTCTTGCCCGTGGCATTGTCTGCGGCGCGACCAAGACCTTCTTGCTCGACGGGCTGGCGGTCACTGAGGTTGCTCCAACCGGGATCAACGCGCATGTGGATCAGGTCTACCGGAGCCGGAACGAGTACGGGATGCTTGATAGTGTCGGTGCTCATTACCAGAACCGGGACGCTATCGACATCGAGGAGACGTCTCGCGCGATGGTGAGTGCTCCGCGTTGGCTAGAGCCGGCCGGCAAGGTTGGTATTGATGCCTACATGGCAGCAAGCAAATCCAATGTCACTGGAGATGCTACGAACTACACAGTTCCGATCGATACGGTAAAGAAGCAAACCGGCTTAGTGCTGGATACAGCGACCGGGGTAATCCACGTTCTTGTTTCCGGCTATTACGATGTTAAGGGTCACCTTGACATGGAAAACTGGGACGCATCTACCACACGGGCGGCGAGCTGGGTCTACCTCAACACATCGACCTTACTCTTCGCCGTTTGGGACATGACTTGGAATTTTGCTGGTTCAGAACGACTTATCGGTGGCACATCCGAGCGCCGTTGGCTCAACGCTGGCGACACCATTGAACTGAAAGCGTATGCCGCTGGCGGAGCAAAGGTTGCCGACGTTACCGCCGGTGGTTCCACCTCGTACCAAACTAGCCTACTCGCACACTTAGTTGGATAACGGAAATGGATCATAAAAAACAATACCCCGATATCTCCTTGGCCCCCGATTGGCTCAAGACGATCAATGTTGCTGGCGGCGTTGTCAAGCTCACCGTTGAACAACTTGAACTCGCGGGGCGAAACAATCCCGCAGATAACGCCAGCGCGCTTGCTAGTGCCCAGCGTAAGTTTGATAACGG